ATCCTTACGAAGGAAAGAAAAAGGTGCGGAGTCACGTGTTGCAAATCACCAAGCATACATTCGAAACCTAGAAACCTATTTACGAAGTGGTGACTATGTTGACGATTTCTATGGTGAGATGATGGAACATAAAATCAAGTGGCGGTGTGTTGCACCTGCCTATGATGCTGATGGGATGGCAAAAAGATCCTACGGAGTTTTCTATAATGATATAGGAACAGTGTACACTGGACAAGAGGAGTTCGCTTGATTAGATCACTAGAGTATGATCAACATACTATAATGGAAAATATTATGGAGTTAAACGGCATCGATTCTTTCGATGCCGACATAACATATGCGAATGGTGGTTTCTATAAAAAGTTGCCACAACCAAAAATGAAATTCGACATAGATCCTCAGACCGAAGACACAGTGCAAGCAAGCAGTGTTGATCTACCAGTCGAGGATGGTTCTTTATCTTCTGTTGTATTTGATCCACCATTCCTTACCTATGTGAAAAGCGGTAGGAGTGGTAATGGTAATATGGTAATGGCAAAACGTTTCGGTGGTTACTGGGCATACAACGAATTGGAAGAACATTACAAAGACACACTAAAAGAGTGTGCAAGAGTTTTAAGCAAGAAGGGCATCATGGTTTTTAAATGTCAGGACATTATCCATAACCATAGAATGCACTCAACTCACATCAACGTTAGTAACTGGATGCAACCTTGGTTTAGGTTGAAGGATCTTTTTATACTTGGTGCGAAGCATAGAATGTCTATCCCTGATAAGCAGGGAGAGAAGAAAAGAAAACAGAAACATGCCAGAGTATATCATTCATACTTCATGGTATTAGAGAGATTATAGGAAGGGTAATAATGTCAACTGTAGAAGAACAATTTCTAACCAAGAAGACTTTTTCAAGTCTAGTAGAAGAAACAGTTTATGATAAAGATATTGGGTATATGGAAGCAATCCTTCTGCTTTGTGAAGATAACAATATAGAACCAGAGGATGTTCACAAGTTTGTTTCCCCAATTATCAAAGGTAAGTTAGAGGCAGAAGCAACTGCTTTGAACTTTCTACCAAAGGTAAGCACAATAGACTCAGCATTTTTTGAATGATAAATACTAGACATTACAGTAAATATGTGTTATAATAATTCAGTAAAACTTCAGCAATAAGGACAATACGATGTCATTAGAAAATCTAAAACGCAACCGCGATCAAATCTCAAAACTTCTCCAAGCGGCAGAAGCAACCGAGGGAACCTCAGAAAAGAAATCATACGGTGATGACCGTATCTGGAAACCAACTGTCGATAAGGCAGGGAATGGTTATGCAGTGTTACGCTTTCTTCCTGCGAAGAACTCGGATGAAATCCCTTGGGTTCGTTATTGGGATCATGGGTTCAAAGGACCTACTGGTCAGTGGTATATCGAAAACTCACTAACATCAATTGGTCAACAAGATCCAGTTGGTGAGTTGAACTCACGTCTATGGAATTCTGGTATCGATGCAGATAAAGAAACTGCACGTAGGCAGAAGCGTAGACTACACTACGTAACAAACGTTCTTGTACTTCAAGATCCTGGTAATCCTCAGAACGAGGGTAAGGTGATGTTGTATAAGTTTGGTAAAAAGATCTATGATAAAATCATGGATGCAATGCAACCAGAGTTTGCAGACGAAACACCAGTAAACCCATTTGATATGTGGGGTGGTGCTGACTTCAAATTGAAGATCCGTAACGTTGAGGGATATCGCAACTATGATAAATCAGAGTTTGCAAGTCCGTCTGAACTTTATGGTGGGGAAGATTCTAAACTAGAACCACTAGTAAATCAACTCCATGATATTTCGGAGTTCACTGATCCGAAGAACTACAAATCATACGATGAACTCAAAGCAAAGTTGATGCGTGTTCTTGGTGAAGAATCAAGTATGGGTGCTCCTACTATGAAAGAGGAAATGCAGATGAATGAACCTGCACCTGCACCTACTTACGAAACTGTTCCACCTATCACTAAAGAAGAGGTGGTCTCATCTACGGATGATGATGATACAATGTCTTACTTTGCTAAGTTGGCAAACGAAGACTAGTATCCACTAACAATTCTATCGAAGGGTCTAGGATCTCCAGTAACTAAACCTTGGTTATTGGTCGTTCTAGACCCTTCAACTACTAGATTAGTATTGCTCATCGATGGGTTTCCTCTAGCATCCCTCATCGATAAGTCAAAACCATGATCCATAACTTGTCTTTTCATGAGACTATGGACACCCATCCCACCTGTTCTATTCGCAAGATCTTGTGCAAGCAATCTGGTTATTTCATTTTTTCTAAAAGCATATTTGTTTTGGATTCCACCTGCCTCTTCTATTTCTTCTGGTGAAAGAAAACCATCAGCATTTAGATCAAACTGTCTTAATGCAGAGATAGGTGCATTCATTTGTGCAGTCTGTGCCACTGCTTCCATTCTAGAAGCACCGTATGCCGCATTGGCCGCGGCATTTCTTTCCGCAATAACACTAGAATCATTTGGGTAAAGATAATCGTATACCTTAACTGGTAAAAACTTTTTCAGATTATCTTGTAACCATTTTGTAAACCCCGATAGATCTGGTACAATACTACCTAATGCACCTGCAAATGATTCTCCCCAAGCATATAATGATTCCTTTACATCCCCTATTACCTCTGCACGATACTCTGGGTCTGTTATAAAATCAAACATGCTTTGCAATATCTTGAAGGGTGCAGATACTATGCCTCCTATAGTTTCTTCAAAAGAAAACTCTCTCATTTTTTTAGATGCCCATTGTGCCCAACCATCACCTACTACTTCACCATTCTCATCTGTTTTCACACCAAAGATTTTATCAAAGACCCAATTGACTCCTGCTTTCAACAAATCAAATGGAGCACCAATAAGATCTCCTAGAAAACCACCCACACCATCACCAAGTTTTGCAATGAATCCATCTGCATCTGAGTTTCGATATGCTTGCACACCATCAAACAATGCAAAGAGAAAACCTATAGGCCATAAAACTCTCTTTATCATACCACCTACAACTTTCACACCACCTAGAATATTACCTCTAATAAAATTAAATAATTTTGCACCTGCGCCTGTTGCAAACTCTGCAACACCATCTGCCACACTCATAAGAGGTTTTAATAATCTATTAATTTGAAATGTAACTCTACCAATTATAGGTTTGTCTGGTATACCCTTTGCGGTTTTTGACACATTTCCAAATTCGTCCAACCCAAATATTTTTAATGCACTTGTTTTAAGATCTGCCAACCTAGCGGCAATCTGAGATCTTACTGTTCCAACATTCTTAGTACCTTGCAAAGGATCATTTGGATCTAGTACCATTGTACCATCTGGTAATAATCCAAATACTCCTAAGAAACGTGCCTTTAGTGTTTTCAGTGCTGTTGTAAGTTGTGTTGGAACTAACTTCATCATGTCTATTTGTTTTATTGCATTTAGTTCCCATCCCCTAAAACCTGCGAATGCCAAACCTAATGCCGCCAATCCACCTGTCAAAGGTAGAATCATAGACCTTAATCCATCAAGACTGAATAGATCGCCAAAATCAAACTTATTAGATCCAGATGCTGACTTTGCTTTATTGCGTTGAACCTGATCCTTTTTCTCTCTTTTCTCACGTTCTTCTTCTAATTTGTCACCTGCATTTGCTTTATCTTTTAGGAATATAGAACTGAGCATTTTGTTGAGTTTGCTAAGTTCGTCTTTCGTTGCTTCTTGTGCAGACAACATCTGAGTATCAGAAAGACCTTGACTATAGTCGTTCTGTTGTAAAACCTTTATAACATCATTTAATGTTTTATCTGCCATTTTATCTTCCTACTTCTACTGGGACGCAATATGCTTCCCCATTTATTTTATCTGCATACTCAATACACATTTCGAAGTCCCAGAATCCCTCATCCATTTCCAATATAGTTTCACCGTTACCCAGATGAACCAGTATTAAAAAGAGATAGAATATGTTATCTTCCTTGTGTCTGCATCCTCAATTCTTCTTCTTTGATGAAGTCGATCAACATATTAACGTAAACTTCTTTTTCCCACGGCATCATTTCGTCTATCTCATTTAGTGAATATTTGTGATGTTGCATTAGATCAAAGTTAGTTTTATAGTGCACCATCAAACTAGTATGAGATAGACTAATTAAAAAAAATCTTGCATTCCTTCCAATGTTAACTTCTGATGCTTTCCGCATCCCACACAATCATATTCTATATCGTGCTTTAAAGATGGTTGCTCTTCCATGTACTTTCTAACTTTAGCAAACTGTTCTTGAGACATTGATTCTAAAAACTCTGTTGCCTCTTGATGAGTAGCATCTTTAAAACTAAATCTTTCTTCTTCTGTAAGTACAGCATCTATTGATGAAATAAGTAACCCAAAGACTCTATCCATAGTTGTTGAGTTCTCACTCATTATCTTTTCATTTTCCGCAATCTGTAAATAAGAGGGCGGTTTCATTTCTATGGTGATAGTATCACTTATCTTTATTTTACTATTTGGTATTTCACCTTGAATTTTTAATTCATTTATATTTACTGTTACCTCGTTATCTTTTTCACAATCAGGACACGGAACAAGAACTGTAGATTTTTCTCCTACCGACTTACCTCGTATCTGAGTAAACAAGTATTCTACATCATATGATGTCAACTTGTTTGTATCAAATTCATCCTCAACGCATGATCTAATAGTATCAATGATTGCATGTGCAATCTGTTTTGGATCTTTTGATTCCATTGCAATCAATAGAATCTTTTCTTCTTTTACTACAAAAGGTCTGACTCGAACCTCTTGCTTTAATGATGGTATAGTTACCGAATACTTCGGCATATCATTCAGTTTTGGCAATGCCATAATCTACTCCTAAGATAATATAGATCCGAATCCACCACTCACTTTGATGAATCCTTGAGGATCGTTAATCGCTTTCCACTTCGTGTAAGATAACTGCACAGTAATTTGTACAAGTCCATCTAGTTCATTGTTCAATTCAATAGCACCCATTGTTGTAGGGAATGCATTCTCTAGCAATACAGAATAGACAGTTCCTTGTCCTAATCCTATATTGATGTCCACAGGACCTACGTCAATGTTCTTATTTATTATTGGTTTTCTTAACTGATGTATTCTAACATCTTTCTGATAGTCACTCTTATAAGCAACCGTATGTTCGTCTTGCTGTACAGTTGTTTCCATCCAGTTGTCGAAATACTTTCTGACTCCGTAATCGTTCAGAGCATAGAAGGTCATCGATACGTCATCAACTGCATAACCATACGCAACCTTCTGAAACTCTGTTCCTATTCGTCTCTCTGACGTTAGTATTTGTTTACCTGGTAATTGTGCAGTCGCGCAAAGTATATTCAATTCATTACCACCCAGAGTTGCTATCCTGCTTAGTAAACTATTAGCACCGAATAGCGTGGGTAGTTGAACAAGAAAACTATTCTGTCTTGCGAACCCTAGTTTTGCTGATGCTAAACTTTTGAGTGTATCAACACTTGACATTAAATCATACTCCTAGAATCTGAATAAACTTTACTTTTACTTCCCTCAAAATCTGCAACTGGTAAGAACGTGGCAATTTCCCATTCAGGTGCTGATACTCTTGCAAGTCTACTTTTTACGTGTGCAAATAGATAGTGTTTATAACATGGTCTGAAAAATCTTAACTTAGCAGTTGCATTTAATAATTTATAAGATACCTCAAACCTTGTACTATCATCATACTTGTTATTATTAGTTACATCCATTAGTGCGTCCAACATCTTTGCTCTCAGTGTTGGGGGTAAGTAATGTAGATTCAATCCATAAAATCCACCTGTCGCAGGTCCTACTATGACTGACAGAGGAAACCTGTCATAGTAAGGTAGCGTATCTTTATGCTTTGGATCATAAAAGAACATATTCATAGAACCAATTAATGGTTGTGATTTGTTGACTAGTTTCACCTGTTCATCACGCATTAATGTATTTCTATTAACTTTACCCATTGCCGCTAGTTTCTTTCGAAACCAGTCACGCGATTGTCGAGTTCGTGGAGTAATCCCTGCACGAAATGCTTCTTGTTCTACTTTG